GTTTCTCTGGTTATGGCTAGTTATGATTCGCATATTATGCGATCATCGCTGGTTAGCCAGGTATTCGATAACCAATGGACAGGCTTGTTTTAACTAAACCTTTTTGTTATCTGTAATGTGACATCCGTTTAGTAGTTATAAAATTATAAAAATCGGTTAGGATGTCCCCACTTCGGTGGGATGTTTTTGTGGAATACTATAAAGATTGGTGAATCTCGATTGTACGAGGTGAGTCCAACACCATGGCCCGTTTGGGGAATGGTAGAGAAAGGTTTTGTGGACTTGTTTTAGAACCCAGAATAGGTTACAACTAGTGGTTTTCTCCACTGGTTGTTTCAATAAAAGGATAGGGTAGCCTGAGTGTACCCTGCCGCATTGGGCGGTGTTCTTTAACGAGGAGGTTGTCTCTCGGAGACGTAATGCCTATCAAAAGGTGGCAATGTGCCTACCCACCTTCTCATTTTTCTCAATGAGTTTCTATAGCTCTGGTCGGTCGCTACCATGATGTGCCACGGTTGGTAAATTCCGTTCTAATACCAAGTGACTAAATATTTATATTTGGTCGATCAGCATGCAAGAGTTCGCATGCCCCAAAATGCCAAGCTTTACAAGGTAAGCAACCAAATGAACATTCTCGTTCTCCCAACAACTCAATGAATCAATTATTATTATTTATTTAACGTATGAAATTATTTTCCAAGATGTCGAACCAGGAGAACAGAAGTACCGACAAAGTCGAAGGGGAGTCTAAGGACTCCCAAACGCCAAATGAGAGTTTCATGTATGAGCTCTATGAAAATTGTAAGTACCATGCAACCACCAAAAACTTGAAGGTGCGCTCCTCACGAGTGAGGAAGCGCAACAAGATTTACTCACAGCAATCTGGTTTCTCTATTCCAGATTTTAACATTGAGACCTTCTTTCAAGGATCTAAACCTGATGTTAGTGAGAAAGTTATGGATGAGGTTGAAAATGTGTTTGCACTTGTCTTGGCCCTAATTGACGTGCAAAGTGTGAGACAGTTCGTGGGTATTATTACCCTGTACTTGAAGAACCATTACTCACGTTCAATTTGCGCAGAAGTTTATGACTATCTGCGCGAACATTTTTCAGAATTGCCCAAAATTCCAGTTTCCACCAATGAAGGAGATTTTTGGAAGGGCTTTAATGATGATTGGAACTATGATCCAGATGAATCGCTTGATGGAATATTTGATAGCCATTCGAGTCAAGTTCCCCAATGGTTGCAAGCTGTGAAATGCTTGCGAACCAATTGGCAGTCTGCTATAAACAGTCCTTTCTTCGAGAACATTTCAAAATTCTTGGGTGTGATGGTCACACTAGGATTGTGTAAAGCTTCTGCCTTACGCTTTGAAATAGCCGGATTCAGAATTTTTGATCCAACTGTTTTGAAGCAACACATGTCTGCCAAGGACCTTGGAGATGCAGTTTTTGGAACTATTACCTCATTTATTGAGGGTTTCTATCTGTGTTTCAAGAAAGGTAGTTTGGCTCCATTGCTGATGTCTTCAAATGACGCTGATGAACTTGATCGCGACTATTTAAAGGCCTTGGCATGGGCCGAACTGGCTCAAAATGGAAATCTTGAATTGATTGCCAAAGTAGAGGAAGTGGAATATGACATCTTGCTTGAAAAAGTGGGGCGTCGTTATAAAGAATTACTCCCTTCCGCACGTGGATTTGAAAAAGCTATGATCTCTGATAGAATTCAGAAAATCTCTCAGCTTATAAATGATTTTGTATCCATGCGCATTTCTGCTGGCATTCGTGAAGCACCGTTCTTTATAGAACTTTTTGGTGAATCAGCTCAAGGTAAATCTACAGTATGTGACCTCTTGGTCACAGCAATGCTCAAATCTCAGAATCTTCCTATAGATAAGAGATATAGAGCTGTTGTCAATCCAGATGAGAAATTTATGTCAACCTGGATGACTTCTACTGTGGCTGCAATATTAGACGATATGGGTAATGCCAAGTCTGATTTCGTGGAAAAACCACCAACACAGATGTTGATCAATATTGCTAACAACATTCCATTTGTAGCCCCTAAAGCAGATTTGTCTAGCAAAGGTAAAGTCTTCGTCCAACCCAAAATTGGAATGATTACTACAAATGTCAAACACCTTTGCGCCTATAAATACTCTATGTGTCCCTACTCTATTCAGAGACGCTGTCACTTTATTATTACAGTGAAAGCCAAACCTGAATTTCAAAGAGTAGATGAGAGTGGTCAGCCTTGTGGCTTAGACCCTCAGAAAGTTGCTGACTTTTATGCAACTTATGACACTGTTCCTGTTATCCAAGATCTTTGGGACTTTGATGTCGAACAAGCAGTTATGCCAAAAGACATCACCCATGAAGCAAAATACGAAATCTACACCTGGAAATTTAACGGTGAAGAAAAACGTATGGAGAGTGTTAATATCAATACATTGATTGGTTTCTGCGTTGAGCAGTTTGCCAAGCACCGAAAAGCTCAGAAAGAGCTTATGCGACGACATGAAAATCAGGACGAGCTAGTTATGTGTTCACCGGAATGCAACCACATCAGAGGTTGTTGTCCAATTCATGTTCCACAACAGAGTGGAATTAGTGAAGCACATGAGTTTGTTACTGATATCATGGAACGTTGCTCTAGGTGGGAGTTTCGGATTTCTGAATGGATTCCCAGCTTTTGCCAATTTGATGTGACACTTCCCTGGTTGCTCCTAGATAGGCACAATATTATTAGAGACTACAAGAAACTCTCTTTGCAGAATCTTGGTATGACTCTTGTTGCAATTTGTGCTGCTCCTATCCTCTTTCCACTCATTTTGTGGTATGCTGTCACTAGGCAGCTTGCTATGGTGGAAGAGGTGAAGCGCATTTCTAGAAGACGACTAATGAACAAACCGCTTTTGCGCCACCTCAGTGCTGCTATTAAAAGTCGGTATGTACAAGCTTTTTGTGCTTTAAGCGCTACTTGCGCAGGCATATATGCTTGGACCAAATGGTACAAACAGTTTCGTCCTATTATGGCTCAAGGGAACCTAGCTCCCTCTAGTTTTGCTGAAGTCGAAAGTCGTGATGCCGAGAGAAATGTTTGGGCTCCTGTCAAACGTCTCCCTATACCTGCCAGTGATAAGTCTCGTTGTTTAGATGAGAAATCATTGTCAAATAAGGTGCAGAAAAATCTGTTTTTCGCAGAGATTGAAACACCTGGGGGCGCTTTGATGGCCAATGTGTTCTTTCCTCGCACCAATATTGCGATTTTGCCTAAGCACTACTTTGTTGTGCCTGAACTCAAATGTAAGTTCTATAAGGATGACTCTGGCGCTACTGGATTGTCTTTTCGAGGCACTCTGTCTTTAGCTAGTGCCTACCATATTCCAGACACTGACCTAGTGGTATGTTATATAACCACTGGGGGTTCTTTTGCAAACCTTGTGGATTATTTTCCAGAGGGTGACATGCCTAGGCATCCTATTCACACTATGTGGCGTCGTATGGACGGCACATTTTTGGATGGATACGGTATGTACGCTCCTGGAACGTATAGAACCACAGCAGGTCAATTCAAGGGTGGTCGTTATGAGAATTTTTCTCACGACACCTTTGAGGGTATGTGTGGTGCTGTAGTTTTATCACAAACTGTGGGCACGTGTATTAGTGGTCTCCACTTAGGAGGCTGGTCTAACACGCCTACGGGTATTTGTGGTACTATTACAAAGGCTCAACTTGAAGACGCAATTGCCCGAGTCAAGGAGATTCCATGCGTGGTGCTAACTGGTGAAGCTAGCACATTTCGTACCGAAATCCAGGGAAAACCTTTATTGGTTGAGAAGCCTCTCAGCCCTAAGGACCCAATTGGATTTATGCCCCATGGCTCACAGATTCAGTATTATGGTGGAGTAGTTGGTGCATCTAGTCAAAAAACTAGAGTGCGTGAGACTCCCATTTCTGAAGCTGTTGAGGAACACTTGGGTATCCCCAATCTATGGGGACCACCTAAGTATAGTCCTTATTGGTGGCCCTACCAGACTTGTATGGAAAATGCAAGTATTGGGGGGACTGATTTGCCTCATGAACACTTGAATTGGGCTGTGGTCGACTATTTATCACCGTTGCTGAACCTATTGGACCAGCAACCTGAATGGAAGAACATGCAACCCATGCCACACAGTGTTGTCGTTAATGGGTCCTCAGAAAAGTTTATTAATCGAATTGTGACTAGTACTTCTATAGGTTTGCCTTTTGGTGGACCTAAGATGCGTCACATGATTGAATTGGAACCAACTGAGGAACATGAGTACAATCTCACCTTTGATGATGGAATGATGGAAGAGATTCAATTCACTGAGAATGAATATCGCCAGGGTAGACGGACTTATCAAGTCGCCAAAGCATGTATCAAAGATGAAATTATCTCTAAAAAGAAGGAAAAGTGCCGTATTTTCTATGGCAACACTTTGGCTCTGACTTATTTGATCCGAAAGTATTTCCTTCCCATCTTGCGTTTTCTGCAAATGAACCCACTCTTATCTGAGTGTGCAGTTGGTATTAACTGCTACAGTCAGGAGTGGCAACAGTTGCATGACCACATCCACCGCTTTGAGAATAAAGTGGCTGGTGATTATTCTAAGTATGATCAGAAGTTACCAGCACAGTTGATTCTGGCATCTCTAAGAATTTGTATTGAGATTGCCAAAAGGTGCAATTATTCTCAGGAGGATATCACGGTTATGGAAACTTTGACATCTGATATTGTTTATCCCTTTGTAGCCTTCAATGGCTCATTGGTGGCATTCACAGAATCCCTTCACATTAGTGGTAACTCGCTAACTGTGATTATTAATGGAATTTGTGGATCTCTAAACTTGAGATGTTGTTTCTACGACGTGTACAAATCAGAAGTTTTAAAAGGTTTGTCCTTCCGTGATGTTGTTGCCTTGATCACATATGGCGATGACAACAATGGTAGTGTGAAGAAGGGTTTTGAGAAGTACAACATGGTTCAGATTTCTGAATTTCTCTCAAAATTTGGCCAGACTTACACCCATCCTGATAAAGAGACTGAACTTACTCCTTACCTTAGGGAAGAGGAGATGGAGTTTCTTAAAAGGAAGAGTGTGTTTCACCCACGGTTGGGTGTGAATGTTGGCGCTCTTGACGAAAAATCAATTGCCAAGTCTTTACACAACTACATCAGAGATAAGAATCCTGTTCTCACTCCAGACGAAGCTTGTGCGACAAATTTGTGCAATGCAGCTCGTGAATATTTTTATCACGGGCAAGCAGTGTACGAAGATCGTATTGTGAAGCTTAAAAATATTGCTCAGGCTACTGGCCTAGCACATATGTGTGGCGATGAGTTGGATTTGACCTATAGTGCTCGTGTCAATCAGTGGCATCTAGACTATGGGGATGGTGAAGCTCTGACTGACATCACGACTTAAATCTGGTTATCCCGACCAGGCGTGGTCATTAAATATACGCTATTTGTTTTGACCTCACAAGGTCTGTAAATATACGTGCTCCGGACCTATTCGTAGGTAAAGTTTAAAATAGGCGATGTTATATGGTTACTCATTTTGTCATCTTTTGAATGTTATGGTAACAACATGTGCTTTGACATTGTACGCAGTGGCCCCGTCCACTACCAGTATTTACTGGGAGCTCGCGACTCAAAGAAATATTCTATATGAGGAGAATGATCAGTCTGACTCATGAATAATAAAGGATCTCTAAAAATCAATCAAATACAAATCAAGATGCTACTATTGAAGAGCATCAATTAGAAACTTCAGTGGAGAATGTTTACTTCACTGATATGGATCCAGGGTGGAATTATGAAGTAAGCCATGAACGAGATGCCAGTTATCAGACTGGTGGATCGGATATGGCGACACTTCAGCAATTTCTTTCCCGTCCTTTGAGAATTTATGGAGGGACATGGACCCCAGGTGCAGCATTTAATGCAAGTTTTAACCCCTGGGAGCTATATTTCTCCAATTCCAATGTTTTGGACAAAATAAATTTATTTCGAAACTTGCGTTGCGATCTTCACATAAAAGTGATGATTAACGGCAATGGTTTCTATTATGGACGCATCTTAGTGTCCTATAATCCCTACACTGTCAATGATGATGTGACTCGATTACGCACACCATTGTTGACGCAAGATCTAGTACAAGCTTCTCAGAAGCCACATATATTGCTTGATCCTTCAACTTCTCAAGGTGGAGAGATGGTTTTACCATTTATCTGGCCAGAGAATTGGTTGGATATTACTCAAGCAAGTTGGTGGTCTGGTATGGGAGATTTGTATCTCAGTGACTTCAATATTCTGCGCCATGCAAATGGTGGAACGGATGCTATATCGATCAATGTCTTAGCTTGGGCTGAGAATGTTGAATTGTGTATCCCCACCACCGCATTAGCTCAATCCGGTAAGATGCCAGCTAAGAAGGCAAAGAAGAAGAAGCCACAAGTTTCGATCAGCAATAAATCTGAACTTAATGATAGTGGAGGTGGGCTGATATCACAGCCCGCAAGTGCGATAGCAGCTGCAGCCAATATGTTGGCTGCTATACCTGTTATAAGACCATATGCACTAGCAACTTCCATGATTGCTGACAAAGTTGGGAGTGTTGCAAGAATCTTTGGTTATTCTAGACCTCAGAATCTACAACCAGTTTCACCTTTTGTACCTCGATTTTTGACTAGTCTAGCTAATACAGACACGTCAGAGAATGTACAGAAGCTCTCTGTTGACTCCAAAAATGAACTCACAATCGATTCTCGAGTGATGGGATTAGATGGTAGTGATGAATTGACTATCCAGTCTATTGCTAGCCGGGATTCTTTCCTAGTTGGCATGGATTGGTTTGAAACTAATGTCTATGGTGATATCCTCGGTTCTTTTCGAGTGGATCCAATGGCATTACAAGTTCTTTCTGCATCACCAGTGCGTGAAATACATCCAACGGCATTGTGTTTCGCATCTGCGCCATTTAGATATTGGAGAGGTAGTATGATCTTCAGATTTCAAATTGTGGCATCTCAATTCCACAAAGGTCGTCTGAAAATCGCATATGATCCAAATAAATGGAATAGTAATGACTACAATCAGGCTTTTTCCACTGTTATTGACATTTCAGAAACTCGTGATTTTGAATATGTCGTGCATTGGACTCAAACCAAGGCCTGGTGTGATGTCAGAACTTATGGTGACGCACAATTCTCCTACACTTATAACACCAGTGGCATTGCTGTCACACCTGACCAAAATACTTGTAATGGTTCTTTGACTATCTCTGTTGTCAATGAACTTTCCACGGCTTCATCGAGCATTGGAGATCAAGTTTATATCTTGGCTTGGGTGAGAGCTGGACCAGATTATGAATTGGCAGTCCCTAGGGACGTTGATTCTATTGCATATCTTAGTCCATTTCAGCAACAAAGTGGTGCAATGTCTGATGACATTCCTCCGAGTAGACCTCATAGTGTTGACGTTTATCAGTCCAACGAGGCACAAGGAGATGAGAACTTGGTGTACCAAGGCGAGAGGATTGTCTCTTTTCGACAACTACTCAAGCGATATTGGTATCACAGAACATACTTGTCAGAAGCAGCTGCTAGTACAGCTTATTTGACATACGTGTCTCAGATATTCCCATTTTACAGGGGGTGGTCCACTACCGGTGTAGATCAAGGTATAGATTCTACAGCCGCCACTTCACCATATAATTTCACTGGTTACACGTTAATGAATTACTTGACTCCTGCCTTTGCCATGCGGCGAGGCGGGATCAGATACAAATATGTAGCTGCAGTGCGTACAGTGAATAATGTGGCCCAACCTACTATGCAAGTCAGTAGGTTGCCATCCCCAACTACCTATAGTTATACAGAGGTAGCGGTTGCCACCACTCTCACAGAGAGTGAACTCTTGAAGAGAACTGTTGCCATTAAACATACAGGAGATGGAGCCGCGCTCACTCCTGTGCGAATTAACCCAGTGTTGGAAATTGAATTTCCTTTTTACACTAGAGGACAGCGATTTGTCCCAGCTCGAGATCTATCTTATACAACTGGTAGATCACATGACGCATTTGTGCTTACCACTTATGGTGGTACAGCTACAGGACTTGCAGGCGTCGATACTTATGTGGCCGCAGCCGAAGATTTTAATCTAGGCTTCTATGTGGGTGCACCAGTGTTGTTTTCTTACGCTGACCCAAACACTCCACCATAAGTAGGACCTGTCTTTCTATGGTCCCTTCCCCTCTTTGAGGGCAATACACATTTATTAGTTTATTTGTTTTTAACTCAGTGTGTATAATACCTACGTGTAGACCGTAGGTACCAGACAGATGTAGTAGTCTGGTCATCGTAATGATGTACTCTTTCTTAGAAACTAACCAAGGTTTTCAATAGATTAGGTAAGCATTACGATGCTTTCCTTTTCTAGGAATTTTACTTGGTCTGCAACTTTGAAAGGGTGAGTGCTTTAGCATAGCCTAACTTCCC